CAGCAGCACTACGAACTCGGCAATTATAAACAACTTTGTTAAATTAGCGTACGGTAAAGGAATTACTGCGCGTGATGCTCGTTTAAAGCCAAATGAATACGCTAGGTTTTTATCGTTAGTATCAAAAGAGTGTTTAAAAAATGTAATTACAGACGCTAAATTGCTTGGAAACTATGCCTTTCAATTGATTTATGATAATAAAGGCGTATTAAAACAAGTAGAACACGTACCTTTTCAGCTATTGAGAGCAGGAAAATGCAATGAAAAAGGCGAAATAGATACTTATTTTTACTCGGATAATTGGGAAGATACTAAAAAATTCCCTCCAAAACCTATCCCTGCCTATGGTTTTGGTGGTCAAATGCAGATTTTAGCGGGTGGAAATTACACCGTAGGACAAAAATACTACTCAAATATTGACTATATTGGTGCATTACCTTACGCAAAGTTAGAGGAGGAAATCGCGGATTACCTTATCAATGAGGTTCAAAATAGCTTTTCACCTACAACGGTTGTAAATTTTAACAACGGTGTGCCAGGAGAAGAAGAACAAGAGTTAATTACATCAAAAGTGAAAGGCACTTTAACGGGTTCAAATGGTAAAAAGGTTGTAGTAGCGTTTAACTTAGACGAAACTAAAAAAACCACAGTTGATAGCATACCGTTAAACGATGCGCCCGACCATTACCGCTATCTTTCAGAGGAATGTACACATAAAATCATGGTAGGACACGGAGTTACTTCGCCTTTACTTTTCGGAGTAGCTACAACAACGGGATTTAGTTCAAACGCTGACGAATTAAAAAATAGTTATGTACTTTATGAGAACATGGTTATTAAACCATTTCAGCAAATGATACTTGATAGCTTAGATATTATCCAAAGCGAAGCAGAAACAACTTTGGATTTACAGTTTGAATCTTTACAACCATTAGACAATTCAGGAGAATTAACTATTAATGAAGAAGAAAAAGTAATTAACTCTATTAATTCACTTAGTCCATTGGTCGCTAACAAAGTTCTTGAATCAATGACTGCAAATGAAATTAGAGCATTAGTAGGATTACCTAAAGAGGGAGGAGGCGATAATTTAACACCAACACAATTAGCAGCGCAAACAGAAACACCTTTTGAGTTTGCAGACGCGTTAATTTCCAAAGGTGAAAGCGTTGGCGAGGATTGGATATTGATTGATGAAAGTGAAGTTGATTTGGATTTAGAAGATGAACTTGATAATGAAATTCACAATCTAAACTACCCAAAGAAAAAAGGATTTTTTGCAAAGTTAGCGCGAGCGGTTACAGCAAGACCAAACGCCAAAAGCGAGCAGGATGCAAAAATAGGAGAGTTACAATTTATCACGCGTTACAAGTACACGGGCGATACAGCAGGAGAAAGAGAGTTTTGTAACAAAATGATGTCAGCGGATAAAGTTTACAGAAAAGAGGATATTGTTAACACGGATTCAAACGCTGTAAATGCAGGGTTCGGTCATAACGGGCAATCTTATAATTTATTTCTTTACAAAGGTGGACCTAATTGTCATCATAAGTGGATGCGTCAAACCTATGTAAGCGGAGTTAAAGTTGACGTAAACAACCCGAACGCAAAAACTATTTCGACAGCAGCAGCAGAGCGCGCAGGGTATCGAGTGAGAAACCCAAAAGAAGTAGCGATGAAGCCGATAGATATGCCTAATAACGGTTATTACCCTAGTTAATTATGGAAACAGCAATTTTTGTAAGCGCAGACGATATTAAACGGTTTACTTCCTTAAACGGAAACGTTGACGTAGATAAATTTATTCAATTTGTCAAAATTGCGCAGGATATTCACATACAGAATTATCTCGGAACTAAGCTATTTAATAAGATTAGTGAGGATATACTCGACGCGGATTTGCAAGAGCCATATTTAGCACTTGTAAACGATTATATTAAACCGATGGTAATTCATTGGACTATGGTTGAATATTTGCCTTATGCGTCTTATATTATCGGTAACAAAGGCGTGTATAAACACGGTGCAGAAAATAGTCAAACAGTTGATAAATCCGAAGTTGATTTTTTAATTGAAAAAGCACGTGATACAGCGCAGCACTATACACGTAGGTTTATAGATTTTATGTGTTTTAATTCAAATGATTTCCCTGAATATTTGAGTAATTCAAATAACGATGTTTATCCTGATAAAGATGCAAGTTATGGCGGGTGGTACATTTAAAAGGCAATACAAGCCAAAAGAAAAGAACGAGAAAAAGTTAGAAATATTTTTAAAAAAAGTAGAAGATGGCAGGATTAAACTTCCAACATTACAAGGGCGACACGTTTGAGGAAGTTGCGTTTCAAATTTTAGTTGACAACGTAGCTTTAAATTTAACTAATTGTGTGTTAACGATGCAACTTCGTGAGGAGTGTGGCGGTCTTATTGCTTTAAATTTAACAACGGTTTCAAGTGCAGGTTTAACTATTACAAATGCTGCACAAGGTCGTTTTAAAATCAATAAACAAATCATTGATATTGACGCGGGTAATTATCAATATGATATACAATTGAAGTTATCAAACAATGATGTTAAGACGTATATTAAAGGAGAGTTTTTAATTGAATGTGATATTACAAGAGTATGAGTACAATTATAGATATAAACGTTACTAAAATTGAGCCGATTGTAACGATAACAGCCGAGCCAAACGAGTACATTATTAATATTAATACTGTTCAAGGCGGTGGCGATTTCCTACCCTTAGCAGGTGGTACAATGGATGAGGGTGCTGATATATTCTTTGATAACGGTGCTAAAATAAGTGAGGGAGCGGTTGATGCAGGTACGGGCGGAAACAAAGGTATTGCTTTAACTTGTTCTGTTGGTTATGAATGGAAATTTGAAGCAGGGGAGGCGTATTTGACTGAAACAACAAGTGGAAATATTAGACTTAAGCAATACGCAATAAGCATACCGACAGTTAATGATGATGTTACAAAAGGATTTGTAGTTGGTTCTTATTGGTATTTAGACAATCAAATATCTTTTTATTATCAGTGTACTGATATAACAGAAGGCGCAGCAGTTTGGGAGCAGAAATATGCCGAGTTAAGTTTAGCTAATGTCTTAAACGTACAAGATAGGGTTATGAAAGAGATAATGGATGTTGAATATGATTTTGTTGTAGAAGATAGAGTAAAATTTATTACGTGGTTAAAAGGAAATAATATCACTTTAAATCTTGACGATTCAACAAATATTTTCCCTGACTATTCAACTATAATTATGTCGGTAGGAGATGATTCCACAATTAACGCAATAGGTGATACCGATTTAAGACTTGATAGCGATAACGGAAATACTTTAAGTACATATAATCTACTTGCAGGTGATTTTGTTGTATTGAAAAAAGCAAATGGTGTTACGTGGATTTTAACAGTTTTACGTCGAAGCGGTGGTACAGTTACTTCAGTCGGATTAACAATGCCAAGTGCTTTTACAGTAACAAATAGTCCTATTACATCAAGTGGAGATATAGCGGTTACAGGCGCAGGCACAGTATCGCAATATGTTCGCGGCGATGGTAGTTTGGCTAACTTTCCGACTTCAAGCGGTGGTGGTGCTTCTCTATCTTTCTATCTTAATGGTTCAGTTTCACAAGGCACTTTTGGCGGTGTTGCTTTTAGAGAAATGGACAGAACGCCTATATTAGGAGCGGGTACAAACTTTAATATTAATACAAATGGTTATATTCAATCGTTTATTACAGATGCAGGTGTTCCTAATTTATTAGAAATACCAGCAGGAAACTGGAATTTTGAAACATATTTTAGTGCTTCATCAGGTGGCGGTACTCCTTCATTTTATATTGAATTGTATAAGTGGGATGGAGTAACTCTATCCTTAATAGCAAGTAGTTCAGCAAATCCTGAGGGGATAACTAATGGTACTGTTACTGATTTATATGTAAGTGCTTTAGCAGTTCCACAAACGACATTATTAGCAACAGATAGACTGGCTGTTAGAATATGGGTTAATAATGGCGGAAGAACTATTACATTACATACAGAGGATAATAATCTTTGCCAAGTTATAACTACATTCTCAACAGGACTTACTGCTTTAAATGGGCTAACAGCACAAGTGCAGAATTTTGCAACAGGTACATCAGGAACTGATTTTGCTATTAACTCTACTACATCAACGCACACGTTTAATTTACCAACAGCCTCTGCTAGTAATAGAGGAGCATTAAGTTCAACAGATTGGAGTACATTTAATAATAAGCAAAATAACTTAAAGACATTCAATACTACTCAAGGAGTTTATTATTTTAATGAGTTTATGGGTAGCTTGGCGGCAAACGTTACTGCTGCTACAAATGATGTTATTAATACCTTTGGTAATGGTCAAGGAACTACAAGAGGTACAGGAACTATAACGAATAGAACTAATCAGCAAGGAGTTATAGAGTCATTAACTTCTGCTAATAATACAGGTCAAGCTGGCTGGCAATATGGTGGAACAGCTTTGTTTATAGGAACAGGAGCAATTACTTTGGAAACTTATGTAAATATTACTACATTATCTACTCTAGCTGAAAGATTCTATACATTTTTTGGCTATGCTACTGGTTCTAATTATGCAAATATTTTAAATAACATAGCTATTGTTTATGACGAAGGCGGTGTATATTTAAGTGCAAATGCTTCACCTAATTTTAAATGCATAACAAGAGCAGGGTCAACAATAACAACAACCGTTACTTCAATTGCTGTAACAGCAGGGCAATGGTATAAATTAAGAATAGTTATAAATGCAGCTGCTTCTTCAGTAGAATTTTACATAGACAATGTATTGAGAGCCACACATACTACAAATATTCCACTTACAACAACACCAATGTTTATAGGAAATGGAATAGTAAAAACAACAGGAAGTACTGCTAGAGCAATGCAAACAGATTATTTTATGTACGAAGAAATATTTACAAATCCAAGATAATGACAATATATATTTACAGACAAGGTGGTAGTATAATAGAAACTACTGATATAAATCAAATACCAGAAGGGTTTTCTTATGAAACTATTGAAAGAGAAGAAACTGTTGATACTGTTTCTCTAACTAATCAAGCATTGCAAATTGATTTTTATTATACAGAACTTATTTCTGACCTTTTAAGAAAACATATTGAGAAGCTAAGTATTGATGGTGTGCCTATTCCTCAGGATGTTATTGATGAAAGAGATAGGTTGAGAGATGAATGTAATCAAAAAATTATAGATTTAGGAATAACAAACTTCAGTTATAGACAATCAAATTTAAAATTATGAAACTATTAAAATCAATATTAAACGACCTTAGAAGTTGGAAAAAGATAAAGTTAAACAGATGGCACTTACACGCTCCTATTGCGTTTGTTATGGGTTGGTTGCTATATCAATACCTTTCACCAACTATTACCGATACTTATGCTATCACAGCGCTAATGTTTAAGATATTTATTCCTAGTTTTTTAGGTTTTTTTATGCTATTAACTTTCGAAGCGTGTCAAGCGTATGGTAGAATTATCGGAGAGTTAGAACAGTTTGAAAGCGAAA